AAGGATAGCCGAGAAGATTAATCGGCTACCCTTCGGGAAAATGACAAGGGTTTTACTTAAACAAAGAACGAATAAATTTAAATATTCTATAGTAAATATAGAACACAATAGGAAAAGCAATAAGCATACAATAATCCATAAAGATACATTTAATTAAACAACCACAAATATACGCAATTATTTAAAATAATCATAAATATCTTTAGCAACAGAACCAACAGCACGGATACCTTTACCAACTGTTTTAACAGCACCCAATTTATCAGTTTCAAACACTATATTAAAAAGAGATTCTTCCAAAGTCTTAACACGAACATTATACGTATCAGCATCAAAACGATTTTGTTGACGTTGAGCCTGATTTTGCAACTGCTGACCTGTATTTTGCTCAATAGTTAACGAAGTTTGTTCATTAATAAGAGTAGTACGAGCTTCAGTTTCAGAAATCTTCTTAATCTCATGCGCAGCCTGATTACGGGTTAATGCACCTTGAGCCAATTTCAACTGGATATTAGCAGCCTTTTCAGCAAGTTCCATCTTTTGAGTAGCATCCATAAATGAAAGCTGCTTATCAGCAATTAACGTCTGAATGTTCTTGAACTTTTCTTCAGCACGCATATTAGCAATATTCTGCGAATTGACTGCCATAGTAGAGGACGCAAGGTCTTTCTGTATAGAATACATAAGTTTATTAAGTGCAACCTGTTCTTTTTTAGAATGAGTATCAGCCTTAATATTAGCTATCCTAGCAATAGCTTCAGCAGCTTTATATTTGCCTTCAATCTTCAAATTGCCAGTTTCGGCAATAGTCTTAGCTTTATCCGGAATAGATGACAATTGGTCAATAGCTTGTCCAAGTCCTTGCATAATTCCAGAATAGTCAGCAGAGTAAGGCGAAGCAGTAGGAGGCGTAATACCTTGCTTAGTCGGAGCCGTAGCAGAAGTAGCAGACGTAGCAGCAGCAGTACCAGCACTTCCAGTATTCATCATCACATACGGATTCAGTCCTGCAGCTTCATAACGCTCACGTTGAGCAGAGGCAGAATTATACTCATTAGTAGCATTAAACATATCCCAAGCATTTTGCTTGGCATCGTTATAAAAGCTCCATTGGTCAGAAACCTGCTGATCATAAGCCAATGTATTATAATCCATTTGTTTCTGTAACATTCGCTCATTAAACTCATTATTCATTTGAGCAATATCCTTATTAGCAGCATTAGCAGCATTCGTAGTAGCAACACCAGTTCCAGCACTAGCAGCACTAGAAATGGCAGCACTTGCAATAGCAGAACCAATACCAATAAAAGCAGCACTAGCCATAAATATACATATTTAGTTAAACTTTTTTTGTCCTAACGCCGGACGGGCGGCAACGTGACGTTGCATCCAAGTTGCCTTCGGCGAGAAAATTTGCATTGATTTTTTCATAGGCGTCTACCGACTTTAAGGGTTTAGGTTAAACTAACCGGAGCACCCCCTAGAAGGGAACCCCCCAAGGGAGAACATCTCCCTTAAACCCATTTGCGTGAGTCAAACCTTATTTGATAATTCCGCACTCTGTGCGAAATTAGATTTATCGCGCGCGTACGTGTTTAAATTTCACGCACACACGCGTTTTATTATTATTACTCCATTGAAACAGGTTCAACAGGTTGAACACTCTGTTGGGTTTGTTGAGATTGAGCAGAAGCCAAAGCAGCTATTTGCTCGTCAGTAGAATTCATAAGATAATTACTCCAAGCCATCAATTCGGATTTACTTTGAATAAACCGTGACTTAACAAAGGAAATAAGTTGTTCATCTCCAAGCTTAGAACGGAGTTCATTAAATCGAGGTTCAGTCACAGAAATATTATTAAAGTATTCAAGCAAAGAAGTTTGACTAAGTTTATCCAAACGTTGTTGGTTAAACAACATATAAATATCAGAAGACAGACGAATACTAGTATCACCATCAACAGAAACTTCTTGAAACAAAAATTGATCTACAGGAGACTCTTCACGAAATTCACTACATTGCATTTCCTTAGAACCAACTATATTTTCACGAACCGGAGTTACATAAGGTTCAATTCTTCTTTTTTGCCACATAACAATATAATTTAAAAATTAAACAATAAAGGACTAGTAAGGCAAGCCATCCGTATCAAGATTACGGACTACCTTCACATCAAAGAACGAACTACAAAGGAACTGATCTGTATCAATACTATTGCTAGCAGCAACAGCAAACAAAGGATCAACACAATTCGGATTAACCTTGAAATTCGTATAATTGACAAGAGTGCCGGGCGAGTTATTAGGATCATCCTGATAATTCAACTGATTAATAACAGATTGATTATCATAAGACATAACCCAAGATTTAAGAGTTGTTTTAAATGCACCGACAGAGGAATCAACATCGGTCTTATATGATATATACCTAGGAGCATATCCTAATATCGAAGAACCGACATTATAAGAACTCTGCAAAGGATTCATTAAAGATACCAAAGGAACGGACTCCATACCAACACGGTCAAATTCAGGAATAGCAAAATCCGTAGAATTAATCTTTGTAAACGCAGGATTTACCAAATCAGTAGTATAATCCAACAACGGGAGACTATGATAAATACACATAATCAAGCCATAACGCTCGCCAGCATCGAACGAGATACGACCATTACCAACAACAACGCCTTTTCCGGCAATATCGGCAGCATTAGAACCAGTAATGTTATTATTAACCACTTCATTAATATCAAGACTAGCAGTAGTACCACCAAGATACAAAGACATTTCAGAATAAGCTTCACCTACAGACACATTCCAATGTTTTTCAATCTGGTCTTTATAATCCTTGTTACCTGATTGGGTAATCTCTTTCCATTTTTGAAGGAATTCAGCTTGACGAAGAGCAAGAACGGTAAAAGTACCGGAACCGTTAACAGTCTGTAAGTTAACACCTGTAGAAGAAAAAGGAGAACCTCCAACAGGGTCACCATCCGGTGTTTGAACCATATATTGAGCGGAAAGCACATTCGAAAGATTAACATTAACAGCAGCAGTATCACCGTATTGTTGACGAGGAAGAACACCGTGAAATAAATCTTTCTGCCAATTACAGTAACGCAAATCAAACATATTGTAAAAAGGAGCAAAGCCCTGTCCTGTAATCATAGAATCGATAGTCATAGCAGAATCAACAGTACCAGACAAATAATCAACATTGAAACAAGACGGAGAAACCTTTTCCCATTGAGAATCACGGATATGGTCAGCATAAATTTTCTGATAAGCAAGCACACCGTAGATATTCAATTGCAAATTAGAAGACAAAGGAGATTTAGTCCAAGTATTATTTTTAGAGGTAGCATAAGTATAAAAGTTACCATAACCAAGATACTCCAAAAGCTTAGCAGTACCAAGAGACCGAGAATAACCAAAATAGTTTTTTTCATAGCTATTGGTTGTAGTTACATCGGGAGCAACCAAATTCAGATAATCAGCAATACCTTTACATGTAACATTAGGCATAACACCAGCTAACGCCTGATTAGCAGACGGAATATAAGAAGTAGCATGTTGAGGATTGTCATACATTTGTGTAAGCACAGTATTAGCCTTATTCCAAAGCAAATTGTAAGGAACAAAGTAGAAATCGTAATACTCACGCATACGAGCAAACGCAGCAGTGTTAAGAGGTTGAGTACGAGTAAAAGATTTAAGGTCAATAGACCATTTATCACCGGGAAGAACTTCCCAACATTTCACAGGTAATAATTCACCAGGTTTAGCGGTAAAATTACGTTTAGACGATAGGTCGAAACCATTTCGAGAAGTCTTATTACGGAGAGACTTCAAAGACATAATGTTAGCCATAGTTAAAATTGTTAAAATTAGACATTATTCAAAGAATACCTTATTAGCATCATTGAGTTTTTTATGTTTTATACGATCATTAAAGAGCTTTTTAACATCCGAGCTATATAAACGATAGACGGGAGTTTTTTCAAACAAATTAGTATCAGTATAGACGTTATTATAAAAGTAAGGATAATAGGAATTATCCCAGTTATCAGTACAAAGATCATCATCACCAATTAAATCACTTTCATAAAATAATTGTTGAGCTTCAAAAAATTTAGTCAGATGCATATAGTCAAGGCGGGAATAAAATTCCTCAATTAAACGTTGTTTAGATTTACGCTCCGCTAAAGTGTTATGAGTACAAACAAAATAAAGGAAGTGTTTAGAAATCAGCAATTCGGTATAGATACGATGTACATAGCGAGAGAACTCACCAGAATTAAATGAATGTAACAATACATCTGAATCATAGAAATATTGAGATAATTCATACAATTTAGATTGGTCAGAACAATAACCATAGAGGTCAAGTAAATAAGTTTCCTTAGGATTATGAAAATAATAGATATAGATAGCTATTTCTTTCGCAAGCGAGAACGTCGTTTTGGCATCGGGGAATAATAACCGCGCTGTATCATAGATTGAGTAAGAGTAAGCACGTTCACGTGAAGATTTAGTAACAAATCCTTTACATCGTGGGTAGAAAAAAGAGTAACACGACCGCCATACGTCAAACTCTTTATATTTTCCATTGAGTACGATGCTGCTTCTAATAAAGTTTTCAGGGGTAAGCGAGTATATTTTTTCACGTTGACAGTCAAGAAAGCCTTGACCCAATTTTTGAGAATGAACGCTGAACGGACAGACGGAACTAGCTTTAAAAACTTTGGGTATAGTGCAAGAACTATTAACGTACGACGCAACGTAGTTAGAACATTGTCCTTTGGAGACTTGACAATCGACACGACCAAAGGTCCATGCTTTAGATATATTCTCTGAACATATCTGTAACGCTTCATCTGATTGGAGGAATAATAAGAGATGATAATGCGGGCGAAAGTGTACAGGTCCGTATTCGCCGACAGCAAAGTAACGCACTTTTTCCGAGGGTTTTTGTTTAGTGACATAATATCTTAGACGTTTTAGAAATAATTGTAAATCCGTTTTTCTTAAATAGGGGACATCACCAAATAAATAGAACTTATTAAGCAAATTAGTTCTTTCATCCTCTGTAAGGTCAGCAGGTCCTAGAATTTCACCAGTTTCTTTATCTATAAGGTCACAACCATAAGGACGCTCGATAGAATCAACGAACATTGCGCGAGGGATAAAACGATTCGCATAGGTAAGAGTTATAAACAAAGTATGTTTAGCGGTATAAGATTCCAAATCACATTGAAAAGCATAACGGGAGTTTTTGGCAAGTGTACAAGCTTGACAATGTCCACAGGGGACAACCATAGATTCCTTAGTATAAGGATTCATTATGCGTTTAGGATGGAGACACTTACAAAAGGGGTTTTGTACCATAATTACAAAAAAATAAATACATCAAGACAGGGACGACGAGAACGAATAACCTTAAAAGAGCCAGTTTCACGACCTTGAGAATTCCAACAGTAATAACACTGACGATAAATCTTAGAATAACGAGGAGCCATAACATTAAAAATTAGGAGATAAATCCAAAGTAGTAGAATCATTACGAGATTCAGATTTTTGTTCTATCTGTTGGGTAGAACTAGAGTTGTTTTTTTGAACACTCATAGACATAGTAACAGCACACGAGGACACAAGAATAATATTACAAATAGTAACAACAGCGGTAACAATCGCTTGGATAATGCGATTCCATTGATCAGAAGTCAGTTTCATTTTCATCAATTTTAGTTAAAGTACAAACGTATTGGGGTAAAACATTAATAGACTTTTTAATCTTAGAAGCTTCAATAACTGTAACAGCAAAAAGAGTAAACCGATGAACAGGAATCAAACGAGGAGTTTTAAGACGATAAGTACAACCATCTATAGTTTCATAACGCATAACCATAAAGATAGTAAAGTCCCAATCACATTTAGCTTCAAAAGCTTTTTTTATGTTGTATTTTTCACGAACTTTCATATTAAACAGATAAATTAAAAATTAGACCAATGACTTAAACAGTCTTTAAATATCACACTGCAAAGAAGGGAATAATAAGTATTATGAAAAACTAAATACAGTATTAAAACAGGTTATCTCTTACTGGCTATTGGA